AAGAAAGCCTCCCAAATGAAGGGTAAGGCGTTAGAAACAAGTTTTAGACAACTCTTGTTAAGAACTGAAAGACATCATATGAGTCAACATTCTATAACTTGGTGTTTAAATAAGGATAAGAAGTACTTTTCTTAACCCGCACGCCTTAGGGGCTGCTCGGTAACTGAAATTATTTAAAAGGAAGGATAACTTTTTAATATATATACAATATAACAAATAATAACAAGCAATAGAAAGCAATAGAAAGCAAAAATCCAAAATTCATAAGCAAATAAACAGCAGATAAGAATAGTTATAAGTTGGCGGAAGATAATCTTAACGCTGGGGCTTACATCTAAAGTGCATAATCACTATAACTAACCGCAGTATCCAGGGGATTCATACAAATGGCGGGCCCGAGCATTAAAGAGTGAAAGGGTAAGTATGACGGGCTATATCAAGCTTGACAGTTGCACTCAAATGGTATGACGATATGCTCTGCCTGTAAGATATCAAGGACTTTATACGTCAGAATGATATTTTTCTTACAATGCTAACAGTGGCTGCAAAGCTGTTGTTAGGATTGGCATTGTAAGAAAATCAGAACATTACCGTCAGCTATCTTAATATCTTAATATCTTAATATCTTAACTTCTTAACTAACCCACCATAATCCTAATAGAAAAATCATTAAACAATCTTATAGCCATAGATAGCGGCCTCAAGCCATAGCTATCGTATAATGGCCTTGTAAGAGGAAAACTATGAGTATCTTAACTTCTTAACTAACCCAGATTATTTTAAATCTACATATTTATTTCTTTTATGATAGTAGTCAAAATGAGTTCCATCAAGCAAAGCAAATAGCTCACCACTCAAAGTGGCAACAATATATTTATTTTTATTAGAATAGTATATATTTGATATTTCCAATTTCATATCTTTATATACCTCAGCATTATATTTATTCTTTAGATCTTCTTCAACCGAGTATCTTTTGTTTATATTAAACTGGTTATTTATATTCTCTTTTAGAAATATTCTATATTTTGATATTCCACTATCCCTTAATATGCTTTGTATCCTAAAATCCAAATCCGTAGATGTTTTTATGAAAAGTAATCCTGTTGCGTCTATTAGAAGTTCTTTATCCATTTATTATATAATTTAGTTTACTATTTCAGCTTTAAATAGGAACTCTAATATTCCAAGTTGCTGAGCCGCCTCCAAGGCGGGCTCGTTTATATTCCTAAAGTTTTAAGATTTCTATCTCTTCTTAATCTTAAAACTATGTTTTCGATTGGCTCTATGTCTGCTCCTGCCAATGATACATAATCATTTACTACACCATAGTCTGTATTTATTTTAGTACAGACCGTATTGCTATCAACGCTAACAATAATGAAATCTGGATGATACTTTTTATATTGTCTTGGAATAAATCTAGATATAGTCTTTTTTTCGCTGTCATTAAGATTTGCTATCATTTTCTTTCGTTTTTAGTTATATACAAATATAAGCATTCTTTCCTAATAAAAAACATTTATTTTCATTTATTTTCATTTATTTTCAATAATTGCCAAAAGGGAGAAGATCTTTTTAATATATAACTTATATAACTTATATAACAAACAAAAACAAACAAAAAATAAACTAAAGATTATGACAGAAGAAGAAAGAGAATTCTGGGAATGGCTAGGAATTAAACCAGAAGAAGAAAAAACAAAGCCCTTTGAACGAAATGAAGACAAAGCAATCAACTGGGATTTAGAAAGAATACACTATAACCTAAATCAGGGGTTAAAATAAAAAAAGAAAACAAAATGGAAAAACCAAAAGCAAGTCGCTATCCAGTAGCAATAGACGAAGAAACAAAAGAAATGTTAGTTAAGATTATGACGATCAAAGGAAAGAAGTACTCATATCTTAAAATAATAAAAGAACTATGTGAAGACTTCTTAGAAGAAGAAGCATTTGTAAAATCAAACATGGATAAAGATATCCTAAACTAAAAAAAAACAGAATTATGAGTAAAGAAGAACTATACATTAAACTTGACGAGGTTATGTTTAATGAAAAGAAAAGAATGACACACGGCGAAGTTGTTGAATTTTTATTAGAAAAATATTGGAACCAATTAAAAGATCCAGAACCTCAAGATCTATTAAGTGAAGTTCAGCCAGACAACTTATTTGTCCTATTTAAAATGGATTCAATTAAAGAAAGCTGGAAAGGAACCGGCACATATATAAGACACTATTTTAGAAACACAATTACTGGAATAGAATATATTCTTGACGTAACACCTTCTACAAATAAATGCTTTATAGGATTAAAAACAGGAACAAAAGCACTCTTAAAACCAACTGTTTTCTTTCTTAAAGACAAATGGTATATCAATGGCAAAAAAGCAACAACAGTTATTGATTATGTAAAACCAACAATAAAACCAACAGTATCAAAAAAAAATAAAAAAAATATATTAGACTTATGAAATACTTTAAACTATTAGACAGAATTATCAATTATGGGTGGTCGCAAAAAAATAAAAAGGGTGATATAACATTCTTAATAAATGAACGCCTTAGTCATTCACCAAAAGAATTAGAAAAACTATTTTCTGAGTATCCAGTTGCCAAAACTAAACTACAAAAAGAATTAGATCTTTATATGACGGGTGAAACTGAAGTTGAAAAATATAATGAAGAAGGCATATTCTGGTGGGATTATACTGCACCTACTATGATAAACACATATCCTACATATTTTAAAAAATTGCCAGCACTAATAAATGAAATCAACAAATCAAAAAAGACTTCAAAAAACTGGGTGTTATTTTTAGGTGAAACTGGTGTAGAAACAAGTCAGCTTCCATGCTTGAGTCTTATACAATTCCAACTAATAAATGAAGAACTCTATATAACAGTATATCAAAGAAGTGCCGACTCTAATTTAGGATTGCCTTCTGATATTTATCAAATGACTTTAATTGCTGATTTAATAAACTATCCATTAGCAGACATAACATTTTTTATAGGCAACGCACACATTTATGAAAACAATATAGAAGCAACAAAAATAATGCTAGAACAAAAATCAAAAGAAGGCGTTCAATTTAATTTAAATGTATGATATACTTCCCTCATTATGAAAAACAAAAAGAAGGCTGGAAGGCCTTCTTATATTGGTATATAGACTCTGTAAGGCACGTTTGCTACATTGGATATACAAAGTATCTAGAAGACATTAAAAGTCTCTTAGACGAAGAAAAAAGACAAAGAACAAATGTGGTTAGAAACAGAAATTGAAGACTATAATGATTACTTAGAACACATAAGAGTACTAATATCAGAAGAAAGTAGTGCAAAGTTTAAAAAAACAATAGATCCAGATAAAATAAATATAAAAGACATATCAAAAACAAGAGCACTCGATGATTACTTTGATACGGATGCAACAAAATGGGTTTTCTATTATAGCTTTTCTAAAAATGGAAAAACATCAGGTATGACTAAACAAATAAGTTTTAATGAATGGAAAAGATTAAAACTAGTAAATGACAGAAATGAAAAACTTAAACAAATAGGTCTATAAACTTTCCTAATAATAAAGTATATAAATAAAGATTGCTGTTACTGACATAATAACTGCCAATCGCTTTCTAATTCTGTTATATAATTAAACTCTGTTGAAAACCTTCAACAGAGTTTTTATATTTATATAAAACACCAAATGAAGCCAATAAAGATTGATCCAATTATGACACACCTTGAAGACTTTTTTATGGAAAGCTCCCATTTACTTATAAAAAGTATTAAAGAAGAAGAATACGAAATTGCTAGTAAGGTTAGGGACGACATAGACAATAAACTTATTCAAATATATCAGCTTCTTTTAAATAAGAATCTTACAAAAATAGATCCGGAACAACTACTTGATCTGTTGATACAAAGAAAAAACGAATATGTCAAAGAATGGGAAGAGCTACTCGAAGTTCCACTTGACAGAAGGATTGATATTTAATATATACTATATGGAATACATAATAAAAGAAGATAACTTATTTATATCATTAAAAGAAGGTGATATAAAATATAATCATAAATATAATAATAACCTTGATTTACTATTGAGAATAGGTGATTACCAACAACATATATGGAATAATATAGGATTGTTATATAGTAGTTGGGTTTGGGATGAGTTGAATAAACTATTTAATCATATTGATAAATGTTTAGATAGCAACTTATATTTTATTATTGATGATACAAAAACAAAAGTTAAGATTGGTAGAAGTAGAAATGTAGATAAAAGATTTAAACAACTGAAGTCAACAACACCTTTTGATATAGAACTATTAAAAGTTATTGATAATGGCGGTATGTATGAAAGTTATTTACATAAAGAGTTTATAGACAATAACTTATCTTTTAGTAATCCATTTGATGGTTTTACAGAATGGTTCTATATAGATGATAAGTTAAATAGGTTTATTTACAATATAGACCTTAAAAAGTTACAAAAAAAATATGGAAAATAAGAAGACAGGTTCTAGGAACCAGCACACAACAGCACAAATAAAGGCACTTTTCATTGAGACCTATCAAAAGAACTTATGTAATGTTTCAAAGACTTGTAAGGTAACAAAAGTTAGCAGGACAATGTACTATGAATGGCTTAGACACGACGAAGCATTTAAGTTCCAGATTGAGAACTCCGAAATACATCAAGTAGAGTTTGTCGAAGATGCTTTATTAAAAAAGATTAAAGAAGGTTCTGATAGTTCTATTCAGTTCTACCTTAAAACAAAAGGTAAGAAGTATGGATATGGAATGCAAACAGATATAACAACAAATGGTGAAAGCCTAAACAACATAACCGTCATTAAACTGGTAGAAAAAAACAATAACGAAGATGATAAAAGTAAGGATTAAAGAAGAATTTAAAAATAAAAAAATATATGTTGGTGGAATTCATTACGACCTTTCTGCAATGACTGACGAACAACTTTTTATTATATGGAATAGCAATGAGCTATTTAAAACATTCTTAGAAGAAGTACTTATTGTACCAACTCCAGTAGAAGAAGTACTTTTAAATGAAGAGGAATTTAAAAGCATATCAAAGAAAATAAAAAAAAAATGATAGAAGATAAAAATTCTGAGTTATTAGAATATCTTCAAATGGGTTATTCATTCCGCCATTCTTGGCACGGACAATATGGAAATAATGGTTATGTAGAATATATTCTTTACTTCCACGACGACGAAGTTTTGAAGTGGCGATCTGATATGGGTATCTGTCACGATATGGTTGCAATAATAAAAAAACATATTTCTGATAAAAGGAATAGAAAACTAAACCAACTTGGTCTATAATGGAAATATCAATAGAACATACTAATGTCTTTACTAGGAACTATGACGCTCTATGTGATAAGTCTTTTAGATTTGTTGTGAATCAAGGATCTACTCGTTCAAGTAAAACATATTCCCTATGTCAACTAATGATAGTATATTGTTTGAATAATCCAGCCAGACTTGTAAGCATTGTTAGGAAGTCATTTCCTTCCCTTAGAGCAACTGTTTATCGTGATATGATAGATATACTCATTGAGTTAAAAATATACTCTGAGAAGTATCATAACAAGACTGAAAACATTTATACATTTCCTAATGGATCCCGTATGGAATTCTTTTCATTAGACGATTCACAAAAAGTAAGAGGTCGTAAAAGAGATGTACTTTGGTGTAACGAAGCAAATGAACTTGGCTTTGAAGAATTTAATCAATTAAACTTTAGAACAACTGAAAAACTATTCTTTGACTTCAACCCTTCAGATACAGAACATTGGTTATATGACTTATTAGAAAAAGAAAACTCTATACTGATTCACTCAACATATAAAGATAACTCATTTTTATCAAGGGATCTTGTAAAAGAAATTGAAGACTTAATAAATGTAGACCAAGACTATTACAACATATACGCATTAGGTCTTCCAAGCAAATCAAATCACGTTATATACAATCACCAAAAATCATATGACTTAGCTCCACAAGCACAAGAAACTATTTATGGACTAGATTTTGGATATCAACACCCTACAGCTTTAATCAAATGTGACTTCTTCGATAATGAAGTATTTGTTAGTGAAGTACTTTATGAATCATATTTAACAACAGACGAACTTATTGAAAGAATGAATATGTTGGGTATATCAAAGAGTGATACT